CTACGATTGGTAAACTGGAAATACCCAGCTCATCAAACGTATTTGTTAACCTCCTAAAGATTCCTTATATAAGGGATCTTTTGGAGACTAAAGATAAGACGATGCTGAAACAACAGCATCTATCTCATCTTGTATCCTCGAGACAGATGCCATATATGGGTCTGCCTACAGAGGAAAAATCGTATGAAAAATTTAAGAAAGTTCTTCAAGACGATTTCAAGCCAACAGATGAACATGTCAATAACATGTTCAAGGCGGCTAGAAGAGTCGGACATAAATGTAAAATTTACAGAAATGGCCGGCCTATACCCGATGCAGCTATTCATATAAGTCTAACTTCATCGGGAGAATTCGCGCACCCAACCTCTATTGGAGGCCAGGCAGCGGCGGTTAAAGAGGCAATCATGAGAATACTCACGGTTGTTCCTCTTAAAGACCTGGAGGAAGATACTCCTTTCGGTATTGCAGTCCACAAGAAAGGTATACCTCTCTTTAGGACTTTGTTCAGGGACGAGATACTCGAGGATTTCGAGGATCTCAACCTTTATGACCCACTGCCTTTTGGTTTCCCAAAAGGACAGCCGGGTATATACCTGGGTCTCGATGAATACATCGGGAAACAGTTAATGTACGTTGCCTTAAAGGAGATCACAGCGACTATTGTCCTGAGAGCTACCACAGTTCCAGAATCTGGAGATAAAGCACGTATTGTCACTATAAGTGAATACTGGTTGAATATACTTGAGGCGCCATTAGCGCATACCTTAATAGAGGTACTCAAATATCATCCATCAGTTTTTAGCAGTTTCCATAAGCAAGATCAAGCTTGGGAAGCGGCGAAAATGATTTCTAAAACAGGAAAACTTGCTGATAAGCATGCAGTTCTGTCATCGGATCTCAAAGATGCTACCAATGCACAGCAATGGAGCATAACAAAGGCCATGATCGAGGGATTCCTCGAAGGTTCAAACGTTGTATACAACGCGGCTTATGTTAAATTAGTACTTTCTTTAATAAAGGAAAGACTAATTCTATTTAAGGATAATACTAGTGTGTTATCCAATATAGGAATAATGATGGGTGAGGCTATTGCCAAGCCATCATTAGCACTTCTGAACCTATCGGTAGAGGAGTTATCATTTATAGAGTGGGCTAAGAAGCCTGCTCTTTTAGATGATTACACGGTAGAGGAACCAAGAATGTCTTGGAGATGCTGCCATATAGGAGGTGATGACCACTTAGTAAAGGGTCCCACTGAATACCTGGATCTGATAACGAAAAATCATATCAAATCCGGATCACACATATCTCCAGGACAACATGGTTATTCTAGGATATGCGTAAAATATACTGAAAGAGTTCTAAATTTAGAGAACCTTCAATATAAGAAACCTGTAGATGCCGAGGATTATAGTAAATCTATTATAGTCGATAGCATCAAGGTTAGGCTAATTGAAAGGGGTGAATCCACCCTAATCAAGAAGGATAATAAGAACGTCGCTGTAGGTAAATCTACCCAACTTGGCGGCGCTCTAAACTGGCTTCCGAAAGACGAGAGATATTTCTCAGAATCTAAAAAAGAGTCAGTTAGATCGTTGTTTATTGAGAGGATGGGAAATCTCCTTCCTCGCAAAGCAACGAATCCAAGATGTTTCTA